AATCAACAAAGGCTCATTGGTGGGCAAAACGCCCGTCAGTGGGCCTTCTCTATTCTGGGAGGGCTGAGATGGCAGATGTCGAGATCGAGGTAGCGGAATTAGGCGACGAGGTATCGTACAGGCAGACGACAAAGCCAAGATCGATGTCAGGAACATTCGATGGTGATGACACCGATTACCATGCACTAGAGCTTGACATGCGTGTTCAAAACGGGCTTGAGTACGGAGCATACAATCCATGCAATCAAGATCTGACCATCACGCTGTACGGCGCATTAGAATCAGGCAAGGACGTTTCCACGGACAGCGATGTCTTCCTAATTGACTATAGCGAACTCATCGTACCGGCAGGAGAAGCAGCCTACGAAGTAACTGGCGACAAGTTCGATTACTACATCATTCGATGCAACTTCCCCGTTGTTCCAACTGATAGCCCAGCGGAAGAGGTAACTGTCTTTGCAACGAGCCGGGAATCTTAGGAGGACACAATGGTCGGTAAATGGCAACGAGATCCGTACGCAATCAAACCTGTAAAGACGACCATCGACCTCAATCAAGTTGCGGCATCCTACGATCTGTTCACTGGAGCAGGCCAAGACTGCGCACTTGAGGGAATCATGATCAAGCTGCCCACAGGGAATTGCGGCGGTGCGGTAACTAGCATTTCGATTCAAACGGACGACGCGACACCTGCTGTACTGATCAGTTCGACTACCGGAGATCTTGCGAATCTTACCTCAGAAGCAGTCCTCGCTTGGACAGGGCTCACTCACATCGCAGTAGGCACGAATGTTCAATTGACCATTGCGGGAGGCGCACACGGTAGCGCCTATTCGTGCAAGGTCACAGCATTCTACCGAGCGATCACTAACGGAGGGAGGCTGACGTGAGCGTCTATCTAAATGGCGTAGACATAACAGCGACAGCCGGGGCTTTGGTGATCCACGACACGGACATCAAGGCAGATCTTGGAGACTTCTCTGCCCAGACTCATCTGACAACTGCCTTGGCTGCTCTTGGGATTCCAGATGTATCTGCGAAACCACTGTACACATGCTTGGTAAACGACAGATTGGACGACGCAACGTTTGGACTGAGTGCGCTTCAGGTTGATGTTGCTGCTGTGAACACAGACCTTGGAAACTACTCTGGGCAATCAAATCTGACATCCCTTCTTTCAGCCTTGGGAATTCCAGACACATCAGCGAAGCCTCTCTACACATGCCTCGTAACTGACAGGCTAGACCATGCGACATACGGCCTGAATGCTCTACATACGGACATTGCGGCGATACCGATCACCGGATCAACTCTTAACGTTCCACAATTTGCTGGCACGATTGTCTATGTTGATGCTGACGCTGCTGATGACACAGCTGACGGGCTGACTCCGACTACTCCGAAGAAGACAATCAATGCGGCTATTGCAGTTGCTGGTGCCGGCGGTGCCGTTGCGCTAAAAGCCGGGACATATACAGAGAACGTTGTAATGAGTTATCCGGGACAGGAATTATGGAGCGTGACTGGAGTAATTATCGACGGCGATGGCACATGCCTGACGATCTCAGGCGGTAGCTGTCACGTTAGAGGCCAGCTTGACATCACTCCTGCTGGTGACCAACAAGGCGTCGCAATCACAACACTGGGAATGAACATTCTTGAGGATATTCGTGTCCGTGGCGCGGCATCCGCTGGTGGATTCGATATTGATACGACGGCAAACATTCTGAGACGCTGTAAGGTTGCTGGAATAAAGGCTGGGGGTAAAGCCTATGACATTGGCGCAAGCCAAACCGTCTGTAATGAATGTAGTACTGCTGGTTCAGCGGCAAGCTATGGGTACTATGTTGATGGTCCTGGGATTATTAACGGCAAGTTATTGAACTGTACATCATCCGGACACAGGGAATCTGGATTCTATCTTGACGAGATCTCTGGTATGAGTGTAATCGGATGTTCGTCTGGGTTTGATGATGGTCGTTGGGTTGACGTTAATAATGCGAATGTATGGGATGAGAATTTCTCATTCGATAACGAAGTGTATGCCACCACTGACTTCACTGACGCTTCGACTACGTTTAATCTGGTCAAGGTGACTGGTATCGTCAAGATCGAAGGCATCTTTGGACATGTTGAAGAGACCCTGAATAGTGAATTAGGTAACTGTAAGCTTGAAGTGGCCGCAGGTGGTAATACGACAGACCTAACAGATACAGTATCCCTTAATGCTGTGCCAGCTGGTTCTTTTATCGGCAAAACAGCAGCAGCTGGGTCAGCGTTGACAGTTGGTTCATCCGCCGCACCACAAGTGCTTGAGAACGCAAACTACCGAGATCCAGCCGTTATTTCAATTGTGGTAGCTGAGGCGGGAACGGATACATATATTCGATTGTTGAGTGATGATAATGCAGGCACGAAGGACGGCAAGATCCACTGGCACTGTAAGTGGCAGCCGGTGAACGGGCAAGGATTTGTTGAGGCTGCATAAAGGAAGAGGTGAACTGAGAATGACAACTGGAATGATACTGGCGATATTCCACGGGCAGATCCAACTGATGACGGACATGCTCGGACGTGGTGAAATGATATATGGCGGAGACAGGAATAATCCCGGCTTCAAACGGTTCAAACGCGAGACCATGAGGGTGCATTATGCGTCCATCGATACCTTCTGGACTCTGATGAGCGCAAACGACATGGTGGAGAGATGCGACAACTGCGAAGGAATGGCGAGACGCTGGGACGAATGCCCTCAGTGCGGAGGATCGGGGTTCCAGGCGGTAAAGACCCAGGAGGATAGAAGTGTCGATAGCGACGATGCTGAATAAAGCGGCTGGCCTACCAGTCATTAGGAAGGAACCAGACGAGACGGGCAGCAGACTGCTCCCGTCTCTCAGACCTTCTAACAATGGCGGGAAAGTTACACGACCTCCAGGGCTCAATGACATCTTCAATGCTTTCTACGAATGCCCTGCCGTCTTCACCGCAATCAGAGCCATCGCCAACTCGATTGGCGACATTCCTTTTGTGCTGGTTGAGATGGAGGAGTCAAATGAAAAACGCAAGTTCCGCACTGCGCGTAGCTTCTACAGAGCATCACGCTCCAAGAACTACACAGGAATAACAGAGAAATGGGCCGCGATCGAGGGCGGAAAGGTCGTCAGGCATCACCCATTGCTCACCGTCCTTGAGAACCCTTCCCCTGCATCAATGTTGACTGGGCACATGTTGAAGGCTGCGATCGTCGCATTCATGGAGCTCACCGGAATGTCGTATGTTGAGAAACTGTTCGCAAAAGACGAGAAGACTCTGACCGGCCTCTGGCCGCTCGTTGATCCTCGCAAGATGATGGTAGTCGCTGGCGAGAAAAAGCTCATCGACGGCTACGTGTGGGTAGGGCACAAGGGCATTGTCACGTTCCAGCCAGAGGACATGGTTTACTTCCGGTCGTTCCATCCTGGGAGTGCCTTCTACGGCTACTCTCCGACACAAGCACTGCGCGTGATCATTGCTGGAGACATAAAGGCTATTACCTGGAATCACATGTTCTTTACGAACGGAGCGCGACCTGACGGCATTTTGGCATCGAAGGGCAGATTGAACGATGGCGATGTGGATGGGATTCTCGACGCATGGGATGACGCACATCGAGACGAAGAGAACTGGCATCGCCCAGCGGTAATGGGAAACGACATGACGTGGGTCGATGTTGGATCTTCCCATCGAGACATGGACTTTCCAGAATTGCGAACTTACTCGAAAGAGGAAATCCTAGCAGCTTATGGAGTGCCTCCAATCATTGGTGGGGATTGGTCAGATGCTAACCGAGCATCGTCTGACGTGATGTATAAATGGTACTATGAAGGATGTATTCTTCCTAGATGTGACTTGATTGAGGACATGTTAAACATGTGCCTTGTGCCTCCTGGAAGTGGATTCCGGCTCGTGTTTGACCTTGGCGCTATAGAGGCACTGAAGGGTGATTTGCTCGAGATGGCTAAGGTTGGAGCGCGAGTTAAGGAGGAATTCTCTATCAATGAACGAAGGGTCTTCCTGTGGAATTTGCCAATCATAGATAGCAAGGAAGGGAATGCCATCTGGGATCCAAAAAGAGAGAACATCGTTGGGTATGCGCCTCTTCCGTCTGAAGTATCGTCTGGTTCGAATGATGGTGATGAATAATGAAGATGACTGAGGCAATAGAAATGCGAAAGAGGAGCCTAACATCCTGTGTTCTATGTGCGGATCTAGGCACGTTGACAATGCCAAGCCCTATCGAACGAGGAGCTCACCGACCTTCTAATCTGGCGGGAACTTGTCGTGACTGTAATTTGAAGAAAGGATCGAAGGCGCTAGAAGAAATAGGGCTGTTGCTGTGAAGCAACGAACCAAACAAGACGCAATAAGGTAGGTGGGAACAATGGCATCGAAAACAGAACTTGTATCATCTGATTACAGGGTTCACTGGTGTGCCGAGGACTGTGTC